CTATCGTCCGTCTCGCTCAAAAGAGCGCCGGAGCCGCTTGCGGCCTTTCTCCGCCTGCTCCCGCTGCTTGTCGGCCTCCACCGCCGCCTCCACCTGTTCCGGGCCAAAGACCCGCTTGACCCGTGTATAGTCGGCGGAGATCTGCCGCAGTTTTTTGTTCTCCAACTTCACCTCCATCAAGCGGTCGGACAGGCGGACGTTGCCCTCCCACACCCGGTCATAGTCCCCTTGCAGACGGTCAAACTTCCCCTTTAGGTCGATGTAAGCCCGATACAGGGAGCGCAGCACCTTTACGATCTTCGCCAGCAGGGGCTTTGCCTTTTTCTCCCGGTAGGACTTAGCGCTCTCCAGCGTCCCGGCCTCTGGCAGAATTTCCTCCGGGTCGGCGGAGAAATCCGCCGCCAACCGCTCCATGTTCTTCACCGCTGGGGCCAGTTCTTTCAGCCGCCGCTCATGGCTCTCCACCTGGCTCTCTTTCTCCGCCTTGACCGTTTCCAGGACGACGATTTCTTTCGCCCTCTGCTCCTTTTTGTAGTCCAGCACAGACAGGTGCTTGTCGTGGGTGCCCTTGTCCTCCCACTCTATCCCGTGGCGCTCCATCACAGCGGAGAGTTGCTCTTTTTCCGAGCGCACCCACTGGCTCCACTCCGTGTCCCCTCTGGTGCCGCCCTTGAAACCTTGGGCCGCTAACGCCTGTTTCAGAGATACCCGTGTGTCCAGCCCCCGCTTGCTCCCGGTAGTGAACGGCACAAAGTCGATGTGCAGATGGGGCGTGGCCTCGTCCATGTGGAGATGGGCCGAGAACACCCGGAGATTGGGATTGCGCTCTTGAAAGGCTTTCATATACTCGTCTAGCACCGCCGCCGCCAGCCGCCCCTCGTCGCTGTCGGCGCTCATGTCGTCCTTGTTGCCTACTTGCAGGATAATTTCATGGAACGGCTTTTCCTGTTTGCCAGAGCGTATCTTTTCATAGTAGTTTTCTATCCGCCTGTCGGCTCTGGTCTGTTTAGCGTTGTAGCGTTCCAGGGCCTCGTCAAAGAGTTCGTGGTACACCGCCTTGATATTCTCTTGGCAGTATGTTACATTCAGATGGGAGCGTTCCGGGTCGGTATTCTTAGCGTGAAACTTCCTGCTGTTGTGGTTCACCGACCCATGCCCCACCATGGCGCTGATTGTCCTTTTCAATCAATCCCTCCTTTTCCGCCGCGCCAGCGGCGGGCCTTTGTTACTTTCTGCGAAAGTAAGCGAAAGTAACGCAAAAGCACTTTTGACAGCCTATCGGCCATCAAAAGCGCATTTGCGCCCTACGGGGTGGTGTGGGGGCTTTGCCCCCGCCGTCTGCGGACGGCTCCCCCAGCAGGGCCGCCCTTTGAAAAGGGCACCCTGCACCCCGCCTAAACTTTTTCACTCGCCGTGGGGCAGGGAGGAAAGGCCAACGGCCTTTCCTCCCACCCGGCAAGTGTTCTCCGTGGGGTGAAAGTCAAGGGGTTCGGGTTGTATTGCCTTGCGGCAATCTCCACCCGCAGGTATGCCCCCTTGACTTTCGCCCCCGCTCCCCGTGACAGCCGTGACGACCGTGACGGCTTTTTTGATACCGGGGGCGGTGCCGCAGAGGTCGTCACGGCCGTCACGGTCGTCACGCCTGGGGAGGCTCCAGCGTCAGCCGAATACTTCTCCCGGCGTGGGTACGGGTGCTTTCGTAGCGGATATGGTACTCATAGGACAGCCGCCACGCCCGGACATTCAACCGCATCGCCAGGGCATTGGCTTTCATATCCACCTCCAGGGCGGTGGCAAGGTCGGTGGCCGTTCCGCTCCACTCTGGCCGCTCCGCCGTCACCAGGGCGGCCACGGCCTCTAAAACCGGGTCTGGCGGTTCCCTATACGGTTCTGTTTCCCGCCGCTCCAACTCCCACGCCAGCCGTTCTTCGTCCCGTTTCAGATAGAGGCGCTGGTCTTGCAGGTCACGCCCGGATATGTCCAGTGTGGCGGCGCTGTCCGTTCTCCGCTCCTTTTGGAGCAGAAAGGCCCCGTCCGCTGCACCCATCAGGCCATTGGTGCCGGAGATCATATCAAACTTGTCGTCGGCCTGCTGCTTGCGGGTATGGTGTACCAGCAGGAGGCAGACTCCCGTTCCATTGGCAAAGCGTTTCAGACTGGTTATCACCTTATAGTCGTCTGCGTAACTATACTTCTCTGCCCCGGCCTCCCGGATTTTTTGCAGGGTGTCGATGATGATAAGCCGGGTGTCCGGGTGTTCCCGGACAAACCGATTTAGTTGTTCTTCCAGGCCGCTGTTCAACTGTTTGGCAGAAACGGAAAGGTGGAGGTCTGCGGCGCTGTCCTCCCCGAACATCCGGTACAACCGCCCCTGCAAGCGGGGATAATCATCCTCCAGAGCCAGATAGAGGACAGCCCCTTGGCGGACTTCGTACCCCCACAGGGGGAGGCCCTTGCTCACATGGTAGGCCAGTTGCGCCATGAGAAAGGACTTGCCGACCTTGGGAGCGCCCACAAAGAGGTACACACCCGGATAGAGTAGGCCCTCCACCACGGGGGGCTTGCCGGGATACACCTTTTCGTAGAGTTCGTTCATGGAGAGAGAGGGCAGATAGGCCGGGTCGTTGACCCGGTCTATCTGCCGCAGGATTTCCCTAAAATCCCGCTCTTGGGGCTTGTGTTCGGTCTGTTCCTCTGCTATACTTTGTTCAGGTGTTTTTGAGAGCGACTGTCCCCCGTCTGCGCCAACAGGCGGATATGGGACGGTCGTTTTCTCTTGTGATCTATCCATCTATCAATCCTCCCTCATGCCGTCCATGATGGCGGCGATTAGTTCAATGTTGTCCATCAGTTCCTCATCCACCCCGGCCCCGGCCTCTATCCGTTGCAGTTCGGCCAGCACAGCGGCCAGTTCGTTCCGCAGGGCCTTGTAGACCCTTGGATTGCCCTGCACCACCACTTCCCGGCACAGGAGCCGCCGGGTGATGTAGTCCTGTTTCGTCAGCCCGGAGAGGCGCACAGCGGTTTCAATTTGTGCGTCCTCCTCCGGGGACACCCGAAACGCCACAGTCTTGTTTCTCCATCGGTTCTTGTTGTCCCTGTTCTTCAGCGACATGATTTAGGCCCCCTTTCTCTCCCTGTCCAGCCTGTCCGCCATCTCCGTCTGCCGGGTGGGAAACAGGTGGGCGTAGCGGTATGTAATGTCGATACTCTCATGCCCCACCCGGTCAGCGATTGCCAGGGCCGTAAAGCCCATGTCAATCAGCAAGGAGACGTGGGAATGACGCAAATCGTGTATTCTGATCCGTTTAACGCCTGTCGCCTTGCACCCACGCTCCATTTCGTGTTTCAGATAGTGCTTGCTGACGGGAAAAATGCGCTCGTCTTTTGGGACACTGTAAAACATTTTCAGGTAGTCGGCTATCTCGTCACAGAGGAATTTCGGCATTTGAATAACCCGGTTGCTCTTTTGCGTCTTTGGTGTGGTGATAACGTCCTGGCCTTTGAGCCGCTGGTAAGACTTGTTGATGGACACCGTTCCGGCCTCCAAATCAAAGTCCGCCGGTGTGAGGGCCAACAACTCCCCCTCCCGAATACCGCACCAGTAGAGCATTTCAAAGGCGTAGTAGGAGAGAGGTTTGTCCATCATGGCCTCCGCAAATTTCAGATATTCCGCCTTTGTCCAGAACAGCATTTCCCGCCGTTCCTCCACCCCCATGTTGCCGGCCTTGGACGCCGGGTTAATCTGGAGGCCGTAATAGCGGATTGCATGGTTGAATATGGTGCTTAACTGATTGTGGACAGTCCGCAGATACGTCCGGGAGTAGGGCTTGCCCTTGCTGTCCCGCAATTCCCGTATCTCGTTTTGCCAGTCCATTACATCCTTGGCCGTAATCTCCGACAGTTTTCGCTTTCCAAAATAAGGGAGTATCTTCTTTTTGATGATACTTTCCTTTGTCAGCCAGGTGTTCAATTTCAGTTTGGGCTTTACGTCCTTTTCGTAGAGTTGAGCGAAACTTTCAAACGTCATGTTCACATCGGCCTGTTTCTGCATGAGAAACTCCCGCTCCCAGGCCAGAGCGTCCTTTTTGGTGGCAAAGCCACGCTTTAACTTCTGCTGTCGTTCCCCTTTCCAGTCCGTGTAGCGGAACTGGACGTACCAAGTCCCGTTGTCCTTGTTTCTAAATGCTGCCATCTGTCAATCGCCCCTTTCGATCTGGCCTCTTGTGCCATAGAATTTTTCATGGAAGAACTTGCGGTCTATCCGGCCCGAAATGGTGATACAGCCTGTTTTCCGCAGTTCTTCGTTCATGGTGCGGATTAGTTTGTAGGCATAGGGGATAGACACCCCTAATTCCTCGGCTACCTCGTCCACCCGCATGAACATTGTTTTTACCATTGTAGTACCTCCTTTCCTGGCCTATATTCTAAGCCTTTTTGCTTAGTAAATTATACCTAAGCAAATTTGCTTTGTCAACTGTTCTAGAGAATAAAATTTAACTTTTTTGCTTAGAATTATCTTGACTATTCCTAAACGAATATGCTATACTCTTTTCGACAAAACCCGCAGACAGGAGTTGACATTTTATGGCGATTGGGGAGCGCATCCGCTTTTTCCGCAACTTGCGGGGCATGACGCAGAAATACCTGGGAATGAGGCTCGGATTTCCAGAGCGGTCTGCCGATGTGCGTCTGGCACAGTATGAAATGGGCACCCGGACACCCAAGGCCGACTTGATAGAGGGCCTTGCCTATATCCTGGACGTTTCGCCCCAGGCGTTGAACGTCCCGGACATTGACACCTATATTGGTCTGGCCCACACCTTGTTTACATTGGAAGATGTCTACGGCCTGAAAGTGAAAGAGGCCGATGGGAAAGCCTGTCTGCAAGTAGAGGTCAAGCCGGGAGACCGCCGAGCAGAGGAATTGAGCAAGATTTTGAAAGCGTGGCGGGAGCAGGCGGCAAAACTGGAGGCCGGGGAGATCACCAAGGAGGACTACGACAAGTGGCGCTACAACTACCCCAAGTACGACACCACCCAGCGGTGGGTGAAAGTACCCTCCAAGAGAATTGACGACCTGTTTCAGAGATAACAAAAAAGGTCTTGCCGACTTTCGCCAGTCGGCAAGACCTTTTTAGGATTATGGAGGATTTACCTATAAGCCACTCGCTCTATGCGAGTAAATAAAGTAAATCCGGTTTGGGTATCTGCTATCAACTTGCTATCAAATCGCCCTCTTGCGTTTCAAAAACCCAGTGTTTTCAAGGCTTTGCGACGTTCGTTACTTACTCCCACTCTATGAATTAACTTTAACCTCTGTTAGCTCCCTTTGATTTCTCCTACTTCTATTATCTCTATTGCCATTCACAAGGGGCTTTTTTATCGTTTAGAAAAATTCTTGCTTCCATATTGCTACCACGCTATATGGAAAACTGTACGCTCCCGGTTCCTTCTATACTATCCGTCTTCGGGGTCGTTGTCAACATGACCGGCGCTCCTCTTCCCATCGGGTGATGTGCTATGCTCCTGATCAAGTGGCCTTGTCTCCTCATCCATTTCTCCTTGTTCCGGCTCCGGCATTAATCCATGGGCTAACAGTGCTGGCCTTTCGATCGAAGAAAAAAGATCGCTCATTCTTTGTGCCTGCAGGAGGGCGTCGTACTGCGGTAATATGTTCTGCATCCTCTGAGCGGCTTGGTTGGCTGCCAGAATTACCGCTTGCGATGGCAGCGCAGCATGAATGGCTTCATAGCTTCTTTGTATCTTATCCAATGGCAAAGACTGCACCATCGAAATTACAGGCTGCAGAGCTTCCATCTGCCTAAGCACTTCTCTTTCCGCTGGTGAAGGCATTAATTCCAATGCTTTATACGCCTCTTTCAACGATCCGCCAATCTCCGACATGGCAGCAGAAATTTTTCGGTTGAATTCGAGCGCTTTGGCCACAGCTGCCGTCCATGCGTCTCCGAAACCAGCGAGGGTTCGGATGGTCTCGGGGAGGTCGTATTCTATATCCGAAATATCAAATATAGCTTGTTCGATTTGGGGATTTATTTCCTGCAGGGCGCTCCTGCACTCTTTGAAATCAGCGTATGTGAATGGCTTCGCGTGAGCTACTTGATTTCTGAGTATTCTAATCTGTTGCAGCGCTTCCTGCAATCCTTCTAATGATACTTTTTTTGAAAATTGTCGTTCCCATAATGACCTTGGTCGTGCCGTGTTGAGCTTAGCCTCTATTTGTTCCTTGGTCATCTGTTTCAGGTTTTCTGGCGATAAAGCAACATCGACCACCTGCTCGCAGGAAATATCGCGCCGGGGGACAAATAGGTAATTTTCCAGCTCCTTGATGTCCATCTCGTATAAGGCTGTCTCGATGAGGCGCTCGTCCCGTAGTGCTTTTGGCCTTGTTTGTATACTCGCTTTCAGGCTGTTTTTCATTTCTTCTGATGTGGTTTTATCCAGCCATTTAGCCCCGAATGCCTTTGTCACGATTCGGAATACCAGATTGCGAACATTGCGTTCGAATTCGTTTAAGTCAGGGTATGCACGGTCGCAATAATACTTGGACACTCCGTCATAAGCAAGGATTATGTTAAATTGTTCCTTACCTTCGCTGCATAAAATCGCTTGATTCACTGAGGTAAGAATTTCAGCACACCTGTCTTTCCTCTGGTCATCTATTGAGACTGTTAAGTTATACATTGAACAGGCTGCATCTGCTTCCTCGCTTTCGCAGGTAGTGAGGTAATAGGTCACGGTATACTCCTTGGATTTAAGTTTCACCTTGAACGAGCTATCCGTCACATCACTAAATAAGCCCTTCAAAAAAGGCTTGAAGGGAGGTTGCAGTGTATATATTTTCTCCGCAACTTTCTTTGGTTCGTTGCTTTTTCTGATAAATATGTATTCAATCCGCATAATATCCCTCCTGTTTTAATGATTTTATCCTCGAAGCGGACACCATGGAGGGCTTGTCCTCGAGTATCTCCCTGCTATGTGTCTATTGGTTTTGTTGCAGTCGTAACGGTTCCCGCGCTTGCCTTGCGGTGTCATTCTGCTCTGCTCGCATTCCTTGCAATGCGGTATAATGGCTTCTTCATGCTTCAGCTGCTCTGGCCGCTCTTGGATCAGGTCCTTGCCCCATACGGCAGTCATTTCGCTGCTGGCTTTTAGGTGAACGGGTATATTGTTCCGCCTGCAGGCGCTGACAATCTCCTCGATCCACTTCCGGTCCAGAATTGCTTTCGCTTTTCTTTGGCCGGTTTCGGCCCCAATTATTACCCAGTCCACCGGTCCCAAAAGGCCGTGGAGCCTATTTGTGTCCATACCGCCGAGGAGAGGTTCAAAGCAAAGGAAACGATGAAATCCTTCAGGCAGTTGCATGATTTTATCCATGTCCTCCGGTTCTGTGATACTTGTCCCGAGCCAGACATTTTCAAGGTTCCCGTATGCCTCGGCTGTCCTTGGGTATCGCTCCGGGTTTTTGGTCAGAAACATGTAATTGTGCCATGGGGCCGCTGCGCAGGCTGCCAGCACTTCTTTTATCCACTCGTCCGGTACCCATTCTTCGAACAGATCCGCCATGCTGCAGACGGAAATGTTCGCGGGCTTCTTTTTCTGCGCTGGCATCGGCAGGCGGTACCTGTGAAGCGTCGGTTCAAATCCTACCGGCAGGGGTATGACCTTCCCTTGGTTGTTCTTGAATGGCTCCTCTAAAATCCAGAGCCCCTTCCCGGCGTTCTGCAGCTGCTCGCTGGCTTTGTTGAGGCGAATGTCTCCGCAGAAGCGCTGGGCCTGTCTCCTTGCATAGCAGTATTCGCACTTGTGGCGGCATCCGGTTACGGGATTCCATGAGAAATCACAAAATTCAACTTCTGACTTGTTCATCATCTCAGCATCCCTCCCCAAATCGATTATAAACGTATTCATTTATGAAGTCAATTTATGAGCCACTGCGAGCTTCTGCCCGTGGTGGCTCTGGCTTTCTAAAATTGACCTGTCAGGCCGTCGGCCGAGCTTAGTATTCGCTCGGGAAAAGGATTGTTGTCACCGATCTGTCCCACTCGGTTATGATCCAGACCGTGCCCTTGGTGGTCGGGTATGCTGCCATTACCCGCTCGCCGATCTGCACGGCCTCGTCATTCTGGAGCCGGTCTTCTTCGCATAATTGTCCCCAGTCATGCAGCTGGTAGCGTCTAAAGGCTGTCGATATCTCGGTGGCAAAGTCAGCGCTCCGCTTCATCTCCTCAGTGATTCCTCTGGTAACCACGATCTGTCCGTATTCCATTTCTCCCGCTCCTTTTGCTGGTATAACCTGATACTACCCTTTTACCTGCTGCAGGTAAAAGGAAAAGCGGGTGGGTCTTTTCCTTTGCCTTCTTTCTATGAATGTAAGCTTGTCTTATATCTGTGAAAGGAGGTGATTTTATGATAATTGCAACTCGCTTTGTTGTGGACTTTGACACGGAGCGCGGTGTGTTTTTCATCATTAATCGGGAAGCACCGGTCTGTCCGGACTGCGGGCAGCTGCTCTCGGGATATGATGGACGTCGTCGGCATGTCATCAATAGCTCCGGCGAGAAGCTCTGGTTCCGGCTCCGGCGCCTTCGCTGCCTAAGCTGCGGAAAGCTCCATATTGAGCTTCCTGACTTCATGGTCCCGAAGAAGCATTACGAAGGCTGGGTGATCGATGAAGTTCTGGCCGGGCGCACTGGTGCTTGCCCTGCAGATGACTCGACGATCCGGCGCTGGAAACATGAATAATAACCCACCCAGTTTGCCTGTTTGACAGGCTTGGCGGGTGTTACTCTATTATCGGAGGTGGTGCAATGAAGGACAAACCCATATATATGGTTCTGGCTTCGGTGCTTTTGACTGCGACACTCGTGCTCGCTGGCGTACTGGTAGGCTCGAAACTTGGCGACAGCTCTCATGGTGCAGTACCTGTCAATCAGTCCCTAAGCACAGAGGTTTCCTCTGCAGGGAGAGAGGAGGCTCCTGCTGTAGCCGGTGCCTCGAATGATGGTATTGCTATACCCGGCTTTGAAAAGCTGGTCCTGAAAGCAGGGGAGCTTGAGCAGAAGGTTGGCTTTTATAATCCGGAGCAGAACACCTGCTATTTTCGCATCTTCTTCACTCTGGCGGATGGTACTGAGCTTTACACGTCCGGCATGATTAAGCCCGGACAGGTTTTTGATACGGTTGAGCTCTTCCGGCCGCTTGAGGCCGGTATCTATGAAGGTGCGGTCCTACGCTATGAATGCTTCTCTATGGAAACGCTGAACCCATTAAACGGTGCAGAAACTATTTTGGAATTGGAGGTATTACAATGAAAAGAAGGTTCTTATCTGTGGCCTTGGCTGCTGTCATGATCTGTAGCATGTTGTCGACGACAGCCTTTGCCGCTCCTGTTCCCGGCTATGTACAAGAAGGGCAATCCATGGCCACGACGGAAGTGAGGTATACTGTCGGGTCAAATTATGTAATCGTGATTCCTTCGTCTATTAATTTGAACGAAGATAATGTCATGACAATTACGGCCACGTCGATGAATATCGAGGAAGGAAAAAGTGTAGCAGTGCGGATTGACGCCAACAGCTCATTTGATAATGGCGGCAATTTTTACTTACATAGCGGGGCCAATAAAATCCGCTGTGATATATACGTTGGTGGACTTGTAAGTGGTCTGGACTACTTAGTCGCTCGATTCGATAGCGGTAACACGACAAATTCCGTGCTCGATTGGATAAGCTTTGCACCAGTCAGTGGCGGAGTACCCGGTACATATACCGGCACTCTCTATTTTAAGATTTCTGTTGAATAGAAACAGCGGAGCCTCGCCGCTGGTTTTGCGTATGGCCCCGCTCAATCATCTGAATACCAGAAGGTATCAGCGAGCTTCTCGAAGTCGATCGTTATTTTATTTCCCCAGTCAACCTTCTGCAGCTCCTCCCTCGTGTATTCGGCTTTAAGGATTATTACGCTTTGCACTTTTCCGTAGCTGTCGGCCTTGGGGAACGAAATATTAAACCCAATTCGTTCTATAGCGAAGATTTGTAATGTTTCGTCTCCTACTGGCATGCTGAAACCCGTCATATCAAGCGGGAGAGCTTCGAGGGTGTCTCTGATGTCTGCCATTATTCCTTTGCGGATGAGCGAAGCGGTCAGATTGTCGGATGCCTGCGCTTTGAATAAAAGGAACCCGGTATATGGTGTAAAGTCTACCGTCGGATTTATGGCAGTATCAAATTTCCCTTTAACGGCTGCCGCTGCACTTGCTTCGATGCCTTCCTCCAGCTCTTTCAGCATGGCGTCATAGTCAGGCTCGGCGGCCTGTTCCGGCTCCGGCGGAGTATTGGACGGCTCCGCTTCTGGTGTGCTTGGTATCTGAGCGGGCAGCTCCGTCGGTTCCGGATCAGCCTCACGCATATCCTCGGGCGTTGAGTCTGGTTCCGTGGTCTCAGGCGGCTTTTCATCAGAAAGGCTGGCTGCATCTAAATCAGTCATAATTCCTTCCTGCTGAGCTTCCGAAGGCCCGGGCTTTTCTGGTGGTTTGTATGTCGAACCTAAAGCAATAAACGAGGCGATTCCGATTGTTATCGAAAAAAGTAGGGCATATTTTACCCATCCTGCTTTTCTTCTTTTTGCGAGGCGGTAAATGGTTAAGCCTGCAAATATCAAAGCTGAAAAGGCCATTATTATCATCATGACGCCCAATATGCTTGTTATCATCTCTGTGCCTCCTCTCTAAAACTTGAATTCCTTCCGGTACCATTCGTGGAGGTCTTCTGTTGTCTTGATGGTGAGCGCCATTTCCTCACCGCCCACTACCAGCTTGAAATACTTCCGCTTGAAGTCCCGGATCGTCAGTTCCTTAAAGGTCCACTCTCCGGGGTTGTACCCGGTGGACCGGAATGTGAAGCCGTCCTCCGTCTCGCGCAGCACTTCTCCCGGGATCGTGTGTCCACGGTCCGGCGGAATTAAGAAGCGCAGGCTGCCGTTGTACATATGGCAGTCGCACACGACGTCGGTGAATTCCTTGTTGTTGGTTTGCTTGCATATATAAACCTTTCGTCTGTCCATCCCTTTGCCCTCCTTTCAACGGGATAGGTGCAGCCTATTGCTCAAGCTGCACCTACAAGATACCATAGTTGTGATTGTTAGTAAATGCTGGAAGCCTAAAAGCAATTAGGCTCTCTCTTTATGCCTTCGCTTCCGTAATCCGGAGACTTCAATCAGGCGAGTGCCGTCCTTCTCATAACGTGAAATCATACGGCTATGCTCCAGTTGGTGAAGCATTTCCTCGACCTCTGCTATGCTTGGAGCGTCATACCGAAGGATGGCTTTTCCGATCTGCTCTGGATCGTCCTCCAAGGTGCCGGAGCGGTCCGCCATGCACCGGAGGCCGAAGAATAGAAGCCTTGTCAATGGTGGCAGCTCGCCGAGTGTTCCATTTTCGAACCATGCGAGGGTGATTGGTGCGCTGTGTAGTACGTTTGCGCTGTTCATCGTGCATTCCTCCTTCATATCGCCGTTTTAATAACGGCGGTGTATTCCTTTCTCATGTCTTCTGCTTCCTCTGGCGTTCTGGCGGTTATCATGATTGTGACTACGCCGGGCTGCAGTTCGCGGCTGCATGCCGCGGGGGTTTCATCTTCTCCGATCGTGATTATGTAGCGGGTCTTTGTGGGCCTCTTCATTTCAATTACCATATGATCCTCCTAATTTGGATTCCGAGCGGGCGACTGTTTGCCCGCTCGGTTTGCTTGGTTTAGATTATCGCACTCATGAAGATGCGGGTGGCGGCCTTAAATCCGGCTATGAAGCATTCTTTTTCGTTGCCAATGATGGCCGAGGAGATGGCTGCCTCTACTTCCATGTACTCCTTGTGTGGGAGCATCTCCTTCAGGATGGTCATGTACTCCGGGATTTCCGGCTCTGCTTCTTTCTCGTTCTGACTCTGGGCGTATGCCTCGTACAGCATTTCAATTTCGTTCATGGTGTTATCCTCCTTTACTTATTCCTCTGTGCTTGCCTTATAATTAGGTGTCCTGCAGGAGCTTCGTTGAGCTCTCTGCGTTGTCTATGAAGACCGGCATCTCGATTCCCCAATGGCGGGAGAGTGTGTTGATGATCTCGAGCCCTGCGTTGATCCTCGCTGCGTTGTTCGCGAAGGTAAAAGGTACACGGTTGCCGTCCTCTGTCGGGATCATGACTTCGCAGTCGTCCTTGATGTCTCCATTGACCTGCTCCCGGAAAAGGCGGAAGCGTACATTCTTGAATTTGCCGTTGATGCGCTCTGTCAGCATACGGACCTTGGTCTTGGTGAAAAGCTCGCAAAGGTAGACGCCGTATTCCAGCTTCTCGTATCTCTCGGCCAGCGCCTTTTCACTTCGCTTCAGCTCCTCTTGCTCTGCGTTGATGTCTGCCATGGTGGTCTGGGCTATCTTTTTGTAGTCCTCCACGCTGTAGCGCTGGATTGTGGAGCCGGGCTTCTGCAGGTATTCCGGCAGGTCCTTCAGCTCCGGGGTGCTTGCGATTACCATGTCGTCGTCAACGTCTCTGCAAATCTCCAGAAGGATGGTCCTGCGGACGTCCCGCGGCAGCTGCTCCGGGAAGTAGTCGGGCATGGTCAGCATTTTCATCTTTTCCTCGAAGCCGCAGTAGTCCACATTGTGGTCGTACTGCTCTTGGCCGTTGGTTAGGTTCCTTGGGTTTAGCATTGCTATACCTCCTTTAAACTTCAATCTGGCGGGGGTTGTGACCGCAGCCGGTGGGGTACCGGCTCCCGCATTACGCCCGGGCTTGCCCGGGTCACTCTGCTATGTCGATCAATTTGTTGTTCTTGTATATGGGGCCTGTACCAGTCCAGACATATGGCCCGTTGTGGCCGAGGAGTGCATCGCATATTTTGTGTGTGGCCTCATTGGTGTTATGCGCCTTGACTTTGAGATTGATTTTTTCTCCGGTTTCCCTATCCTTTAGTCCGACTTCATAGAGATGTAACATCTTGCTTTCTCCTTTCTGCCCGGGCTTGTGACCGGGCCGCCGCATTACCGGCCTCTGTGGGCCGTTCACTCTGCGTTTAAACCTCTCTCGTCGTTGTGCTGGGGTTCTTCAGCTCGTTGTATGCTTCCTGCAGCTCCTCCAGTTCGTGTCTCTTTTTGGCTATGAGCCCTTCGTACTCTCTGGCCTTGACCGCTGTCGGCAGCATGTCGGCTATGATCCTGAAGCCGAAGTTGTCAAAAAGGTGGAAGGTGTAAACGGTTTCGATTGTCTCGTATTCCTTGTCGGTGAAGTCTCGCTTTGTGAGAGCCTTGAATTCTTGTTTCGTCATCGCTTTTTCCTCCATGTTTATTCGTTTCTGTTTAAATTATAAAGGCTGGCGTTTAACCTGTCAATGTAAATATAAACGATTCTCAATAAAAGAGAAACATATTGTTGATTTATTAAATGGTTTCGTTTATAATGAGAATTACCAGAAAGGAGTGGGTGACATGGCAGTATCTGAACAGTTGAAAATTCTTTGCGTAAAATTGAATATAAGTGTCTCCGAGCTTGCCCGGCTGTCCGGAAAGAGCCCGCAGGCTTTCGGCCAGAGAATGAAGCGGGAAAGCTTCACGGTCGATGAATTGAAAGAAATTGCCGAAGTTGCAGGCTGCAGGTATGAGGGAGCATTCGTTCTGCCAAATGGCGAGCGCGTGGTCTTTTAATGGTGGGGGGTGCAGATATGACACTGTTTAAGAAAATCGACCTTTACAAGTCTGCAATCGACGAGCTGCGGCCCTTTGAGGGTGATCTGCTGAAGGAAATCAAAGCCTATTACCGGATTGGCTTGACTTGGTCTTCAAACGCGCTGGAGGGGAACACCTTAACCGAAAGTGAGACGAAGGTGCTGCTTGAGGACGGCCTGACGGTCGGTGGGAAACCGCTTCGTGATACCTTCGAGGCGCTGGGACATGCTCAGGCTTATGATTTCATGTTTTCTCTCCTCCGCAGCAGGGAGCTATCCGAGGCCGATGTGCTGACCATGCACAGAATGTTCTACAAGGATATTGACGCCGCTGCAGCCGGTAGGTATCGTGACCGGCAGGTGTTTATAACTGGCTCAAAATACCCGGTATGCAAACCGGACCAGATTGCCAGTGAAATGGAGGCTCTCTTTGCTTGGGCCATGTCCGATAGGGAGAAATATCATCCGGTGGAGTTTGCCGCCCAGCTGCATAAGCGCTTTGTATTTATCCATCCCTTCATCGATGGCAACGGGAGGCTGTCCCGACTTTTAATGAACGCCTCCTTAATTCAGGACGGGTATATGCTTGCGGTTATCCCTCCGGTGCTGCGTCAGGAATATATCAGTTTGCTGGAGCGTGCGCATAAGGATGACCGTCCCTTTGTGGAGTTTATTGCCGAGCGGGTTCTGGAGTCTGAAAAGGACATCATGCGGCTGCTGCATATCCCGCTCCCGAAAGAATAAAAAAGGCGGAGGGTATCCTCGAATGGGTTATCCTCCGTCTTTACGCTTCGTTTGGCGGCCTCTGGCCGTCTTTTTTTGCCTCCATGTGTCATTGCCTTACCTGCTGGTTTAAATCGATTCTGGGGCCAACACAGCGCCACCGGAGCTCGTATCTTTGCTCATTTTCTGCCGACCTTTTGTCCATGTTCTGTACGGTGTTGTTTTCGATCCTGCCTGTTCCTCTGAGGACCTCACCGCTGCGGTTGATATATCTTCTCCAGAATGAGTTCGAAGGCTTGAAGCTCTTCATCGGTAAGCTTTGATAAATCGAGCTCATCGGTCATTTGAAAGGCAACGGTTCCTTCATGCATTACGGTGGCTTCTCCGCTGATCTGCCTGCTTTCTGTAACTTGTCCCCGGGAAAGCCTCTCGATCTTAACGCCAATGTCAAACATGCGAACAACGTCGGCTGCTGTTAGCTCTTCCTCCGGTATGAGCAGGAGGCGCTTGGCCGCTTTCTTGATCATCTGAGATGCGAGCTCTGCGTGATCCTTGCGCATCTTCAAAATAGCTGCTTCATTTTGCGCTCTGACTTTACGTTCCATCTCCATGTCGTACGCTGCAGCTCTCGCTACCCATTGACGGCTGGAGGACAGCTTGTCCAGATAGCGTTTTGGTGATCCGATCATAGCGGCGAGAGCTCGAATACTCCGACGGCCCGCTGGGTCTCCCGGGATTTTCATATCTCTGTATGCACAAAATTTCTCATACTGTCCGATGGTTTCTCCGGGGAGTCGTTCCCATGACTCAGCTTTCTCTGTTGGCTTTGCCATCTCTAAACCTCCTCTCTGGCCACTGCCGCCTGTTCCTCTGATATCTGCGGCGGGCTGACCTCCTCGTACATGATCGCACATCTGCAGCGCGGGTGTGCCGGTGGGGTCTGCTTCTGGCCTGCATAGAGCTCCTTGCCTTTGAAGCTAAAGTCTTCATCCATGCCTATGCCCTGACCGTCAAGCGCTCCACAGATCTCGCATACACGTTCGTCCGCTGCAGTGGTCCATACTTTCTTGACGGTACCCATTAGTCCTTGCTGCTGGGCCTGCCGGATACCTTCGTCGGCTCCCTTGTTATAAGCGAAGGCCATTTCTGTTGTGGCGATGGTGTAGGCTCTCTGCCGGTGCTGCTTTGCAGCGTATTTCAGAGCCGCTTCCTGTGCCTTCTTCGCTGCAGTGGCCTCCTTCATGGTGGGGTTGTTCGCCAGCAGCGTTTCCTTGACGTGCTTGTAATAATTCACGTTGGCTATGCTCTGCATCTTGTTCAGGCCGATGGTGGGACGGATGGCTCTGGCGAGCTCGTCCACGCTCCAGTCTCCGCTGAAGCTCTTATTCAGCATGGCGTTGATTGCTTCGCGCTGCTCGTCGCTGATAATGGTTACCCATTCGCTCCCGTGGGTATTGATCCAGTTCTGGACGCCCTGCTCCATCGGGTCGAAGAAATACCCGGGATATTTCGCTGTGAGGTTTGCTGCAGCTTGGGTCATGCTGTCTATCCACAAAGGCTTGAGGTTTTCGTTGACAAACGTGGCGTAGTCGTTCTGCCATGCCTGCAGCGTGCCTCATCCATCTGGCCGCTTAGAATTGCTTCCCGCAGCTCCTTGTAGGTGATTGCTCTCTGCTGGTCGTTCCAGATACGGGTAAGCCAGAAGATAGGTTCTGCTTTCCCATCCTCGATGAAACTGTTTAGCATATCGAGGACTTGCTTGCCTGCAGCTGATGTCTTCTTCGCGATCCTGTGGGTACCGTGCCTATGTGTGATGCGCTTAGCTATATTGAATGCCATTATGCATTCCTCCCCAGACGCCGTTTTGCTTCCTCAACGACGGCGGGGTCGTCATCCTCGTCCACGGCCTCTTGCTGTCCCGGGTTGACGGTGTTGGTGGTCTGTGCCTGCTGCCTTGATGGGGTCGTGTTCCGTTTGCTGTTGCTGTCCTCCAAGCGCTCAGGCAGGCCGCCTGCTTCTCTGACGTAGTCCTCGATAGCGTCGTCCGGGATGATGACACCTACTCCGGTCATGTCCTTGATGAAGGCTGCCAGCTTCGCAGTGTCTGTGTCCTCGATATCGCCGTGTTCCAGCGTCGGGTACCCGGTGATGCCTTGGAAGTGCTCGCCGTTCAGATCTATGAGTGCCGGAATTGCTTTGTTGCTGAAAGTTTCACAGATGATGTCGAGGTATGCTCCTACGGCCATGCTAAACAGCTTTGTCTTGTCGCTTGAAAGCGCGAAGCTGCCGACCGCTTGGTGGCCCATCAGGACGAAGTCTGCGAGAACAGTCATTGCTATGCGGGTGTCGTACCGCTCAATGATTGCGTTGGTATCAAATTGCCGCCTTCCGCCGGTGCTCAATAGTTCCAGCTTCCAGCCGCTTGGCATTGATAGTCCCTCGAGGCTGTCTCTCCGGATGTTCTGCACGACCTTGTCGGCTGCTACTCTTATCGCGGCCATGTCCGGGTCGTCATCGTCCCAGATGTTCATACCCTCCGGGGCGGTCAATACAGGGAGGCCCGCGAGGTCACGCTCGACGCCTATTCCCTCTATTTCCTGTATGCGCCTCTTGAAGTACCACGGCCTGTATGCGTTCCGGAGGATGCTGCGTCCTTCCGGGTTGCCCTTCCTGCTCTTGGTCCTGAAAAGCAGAAGCTTCTCTATGGGTATCTCTATGAGCTGGAAGTCCGGGGGCGGCAGCTGTACCAGTCCGACGAGGTTGTCGTTGTTATCGTATCTCCATTCCCAGAGCGTCTCCTGCGCCCGGATCGGCAGCTTCATCCATCCGATCAGCCCGTCGTTGTACTTGCTGTTCAGGCGTGGGTCCTTGTTCCTCCCGTTCCTCCGTTTATACACGAGCTACAAAATCTCGGATATGGTGTCTGTCCATGTGTCCTGCATGTCGTCCATGCACGAATAAATGAAATCGACGGCCTCCTCGTCCTTTGGCGTGGTTCCTGCAGGTTGTACTCTCCACGAGGCTTGCCGGATGAGCATCTCGATGGCGTAAAGTATCGCACCGATGACGTCGTCGTTCTCGCTCATTTCCTTGTATGCACTGATTCCTTTCCGGCCCTGCAGCTCCGTTAGGAATTCTTCGTAGAAAAAGCCGCCGTATCGTTTCTGGCCGATTCGACCGATCTCTTTCAGGCTGTTGTTTGCCATGTGCTGAACCTCCTTTCTGGTCGTTATTGGCTATTAATACGGTTCTTTAAAGATCTGCTGAATACGAGGCATAGCATGCTCGATGATTGGCTCCTCAAACGGACGAGGCTTTATCCTGCCATCCTTGGTCCCTTCCTGCAGTATCGGTGCGTACTTTACGTCGGTTATGATTGCAGGTTTTACAGTCAGCGTCTTGCCTGTGCTCTCCGAACCGATTTGCGGTCTCCAGCTCATTCTTAACCTTCCACTTCTTTGCGCCGGTGGTTCTCCGGGTGCTGAAGCTCTGTATTTAGCACTTTTGGTAAACGGCACTCTGTACACTCTACCCGAACGCTCCCCCTTCAGCACAAAAAGTGCCGAGTTTCGAAGCTCATTAGCCGCCCTGTATGCCCTTGCCTTTACTTGGTTTGATATTTCTTGAACCGCTTCATCAACAGCCTTGTCTATGTTTATCCTCATGCCACAGCGCCTCCCTTAAGGGGCATGTTGGCAAATATGCGGGCGAGGCGCTCTGCGAGCTCATCTCCGATGTCGTCTGCCATGCTGCGGATATAAGTCTTCAGCACGGAGAGGATGCGCTCGTCGTCGCCGGTGTCGCTGGTGCCTAT